ATACTCAACTATCTGATGCAACTAAATCATTTGTAGCTGGAAGAACAGCATTTTCAGGAAGTTTAGAAATGAGTTATGACGAAACTGATTCTCCACAACAAACATTAACTGCTGGAACTACAATAGCTTTTATATTAGGCCCAGAGGGTAATGGTGCGGGAGATGAAATCTTTACTGGTTCAGGAATTGTTACAGGAATGAGTGTTAATGTTACGTTAGATGCAATAACTACTAGAGCAGTTACGTTTCAGGGTACTGGAGCATTAACAAGAGGAACTGTATAATCCTAATTTATGTCAGTAATTGACAGAGTTAAAACACATTTTGAAACTTTAAAGACAATTACGATAGAAGTTCCTGAATGGAAAGATGAAACAGATAATGCTTCTATCTTTTATTCTGAACCTTTAACCCTTGAAGAAAAAAATAAGATTTTTCAAAAGTCTAATAACTTCCAAGACTTAACTGTATTGGTAGATTTATTGATTATGAAACTCCAAGTTAAGAACGACAAAGGCGAATTAACAAAAGCTTTCCAAGCAGAAGATAAATTTTATTTAAGAAAAAAAGCAGACTCCAATGTTATTGCAAAAATAGCCAATCAAATTCTTGCTGATACTCAATACGAGGAAGCCGAAAAAAAGTAACTAGCGATCCTCAAACGAGGTCGCTTCTAGTCCTAGCAGACAGACTCCACATCACAATCCAACAAGTTTTAGATATGCCAGTAAGCCATTATAATCTTTGGTTAGCTTACTTGAAAAAAGAACAAGATGAGTATAAAAGTCAAGAGAGAATGGCACAACATAGAAAATAAATTAAATGGCACAAAAATTAAAAATAGACATAGTAGCAAAAGATAGGTCGAAACGAACATTACAAGGTTTGCAAGGAAGCTTGGGAAGATTAAAAAATTCTGTTTTTAGTTTGCAAAATGCTTTTATAGGTTTGGGTGCTGGTCTTGTTATTAGGAATATTGTTAATACAGGAAAGCAAATTGAAAACCTACAAGTTCAATTAAAATTCTTATTTGGTTCAGCAAAAGAGGGTGCAAAAGCTTTTGATGAAATGGCAAAATTTGCATCTAAAGTTCCTTTTTCTCTAGAAGAAATACAAAAAGGTTCAGGTGTTCTTGCAGTAGTTAGTGATGACGCAGACGAACTAGCAAACTTAATGAAAATTACTGGTAATGTTGCAGCAGTTACAGGACTAGATTTTAAAACAACAGCAGAGCAAATTCAAAGATCAATGTCAGCTGGTATATCAGCAGCAGATTTATTTAGAGATAAAGGTGTTAAAGATATGCTTGGTTTTAAAGCTGGTGCAACAGTATCAATAGAAGAAACAGTAGCAGCTTTTGAAAGAGTATTTGGTAGTGGTGGAAGATTCGATGGTGCAACTGATGAATTAGCAAAAACATTAGGTGGTACTCTTTCTATGATAGGAGATAAAGTTTTTAACTTTAAAAGAGTTCTTTTAGATGCTGGTTTCTTTGCCCAATTAAAACAACAATTTGGCGATCTTAATAAATCGTTAGCAAAAAATTCAGAAACAATGGATAAGATTGCAGTTACTATTGGAACACTTTTAGCGATGGCAGTTGAAAAGATTGCTAATGGTTTTAAATTACTAGCAAAATATTCATCAGAAGTAGGCACAGCTTTTAAAGTAATAGTATCATTGAAAATTGGATTTATGCTTGTTAGATGGGCTAGAGCATTAATTCCTATTGTAGCTTCAATGAGAGCATTAGTTGCATTATCAGGAGTGGGTTTACTTGCAGTTGCAGCTTCTGTTACCGCAGCAACAGCAACATTTTTTTTATTAGGCAAAGAACTTGATAAAATTGAAGAAAAAATTAATAGAAATAATCAGGCATTTAAAAAACAAAAAGAATTTTTCAAACCAAATATGCTTGATGTAGCTGGAGAACTAAAAGAAGTAGAACCAGTTAAAAAAATGCACGAAATATTAAAGGAAATGAATGAAAAAACTATTACTGATATAAGACAGAAATTTAAAGATATTAGAACAATTATTGCAAAAGGTATTTTTAGTGGAATTGAAAAAGTTTCAGAGGGTTTAGCAAGATCAATTATTCTTGGAGAAAAATTAGCAGACACTTTCAAAAATATGGTGCAAAATGTTTTAGTAAAACTTTTGGCCCAATTAATAGAATTTGGAATTCTATTAGCTATGAGAATAAGTATGCGACTTATTGAAGAACAAATAATGAAAAGACAAACAAATGAATTAAGACAACAAAACTCTTTATTAAAACAACAAATGGCATTAAAAGCAGTAACAGCTATATTTGGTGGTTTTTTTGCTAGTGGTGGTGCTGTATCAAAAGGTAAGCCAGTTGTTGTAGGAGAACGTGGGCCAGAATTATTTGTACCTAATCAAACAGGACAAATTACACAAAGTGCTAGAGGTACTGGTGGTGGAAGTACCAATGTTAATTTTAACATAACAACTTTAGATGCTAGAGGATTCGATCAAATGTTAGTACAAAATCGTGGAACAATAACACAAATTATTAATCAAGCTGTCAACGAGAGAGGAAGTAAAAACTTAATCTAATGAGTGGTGCATTTCCTATATCAGCAGCAAAATTTGGAACTTTAGGAATAAGGTCAAATCAAACGACTATTATATCTAAAAGTGATAGTGGTAAAAGATTAGTTAGACAAATAGACAATCAACGATGGGGTTTTACAGTACAAATTATAACTGCAAAACGAAGTGATGTTTATGGTGACTTGATGGCTTTTATTGTTAAACAAAGAGGTGGTAAAGAAAACTTTACTATTATCCCACCAGAGATTGAAGATGCTAGAGGAAATGAAGCTGGAACTGTATTAGTTAATGGTGTTCACGCAGTTGGAGATACAACGATTGCTATGGATGCTTTTGGTGCAGATGGTGCTGGAAGATTTAAAGCTGGAGATTTTATAAAGTTTGCATCACATACTAAAGTTTATATGGTTGTCGCAGATGTAACAAGTTCAAGTAATACTGCAACAGTTACAATCGAACCACCTTTAATTACTGCTTTAGCAAATGATTCAGTAGTTGTTTATGACAATGTTCCTTTTACAGTTTATTTAACAAATGATATGCAAGAATTTGGAGTGAATGGTGCTGATAAAGATGGAAACCTTTATTACGAGTACCAATTTGATGTTGAAGAAGCTTTGTAATGAAATATATAATCAGGCATTATCTCAATGTAGATGCCACAGCAGAAGTCATTGTAGATGAAAGCGAAATTAATATTCACTTAAATGATTTAAAAGAACATAAAAAGCCAAATAGTAAATGTAAATTTAATGTGTTAAAAGGAAATGAAAAACTAATTAGAACAACTTACGAGAAATATGACGAGAAGCTTAACATCATCAGTAAAGACGGAACTAGCAACAAATGATATACGGCCAGTTCATCTTATCACTATCGGCTTTGCTACTCCTGTTCATCTTACAGATTGCTCCTACCCTTTAACTTCATCTATATCAGGGGGGTCAGTTACTTATTTAGCTTCTAGTTTTATAATGGCTATTTCTTCTTTTACAGAAGAAACCGATATTGCCAAACAATCCCTAGACTTAACTTTGTCTGGTGCAAGTCAAACTTTTATCTCAACGTGCTTAAATGAAAATGTAGTCAATGATAGTGTTACGATTTATCGTGGTCTATTAAATGATAGTAATGCTTTAATTGCTGATCCATTTCTTTTGTATAAAGGCACGATTGATACATTTGGAATATCTGAATCTGGTGAAGATAGTAGTGTAACATTAAGGATAGTTTCACATTGGGCAGATTTTGAAAAAGAAAATGGAAGAAAAACAAATAACATATCTCAACAAAGATTCTTTAGTGCAGATGTAGGTATGAATTTTAGTAGTCAAACAGTTCAAGATATTAAATGGGGTAGATCATAATGGGATTTTGGAAAAGCATAACACAAATATTTAAAGCACCTCTTAAAATTATAACAACATTTTTATCTTGGTTAATTCCTCAACCACA